CGGCGGTATCCAGCCGCGTCGTGCCCACCATCCGCTCCGGCCTGACCCGCCATTCATCGGCGAACGCCCGCAAGGATTCCGCGATGATGCCATCGGGCCCGGGGCGCAGCATCAAGGGGAAATTGCTCGGCAGCCCGACCTTCACACCGGGAATGTCGATGACCGCAGCCCCGTGCAGTTTCCGCATCTCGGCGATGATCTCGCCCGCTTCTGTCCCGTGAATGTCCTTGTCCATCTATGCGTCCCCTCTCTCGCTGGGCGCCTGTGACGCCGGGTGAACCGGGCGCGGCCCGGAAAACATCTGCATCTGCTTCGGGTTGACCGGGGTCAGCAGGTTCTCGGCGGTCGACCACAGGTAGGCCGTGCCGCGCGGCACCGCAGGAACCACCTTGGTGATCGACGGCTTGATCTCGAACGTGCCGCCCTCCAGCTTGATATCCAGCGTCAGGGTCAGCTTCGCCTTGGGCTTCCCGCCGTTGTTCAGCACGTAGGTGGACAGCGTCTCGACAATCTCGTGTAGCGCCACCGAAAGGTCGGCATTAAGGTCGCCGTCCTCCAGATGCGCCACGACCTGGTCGAAATATCTGTGCACCGGCAGCCTGTCGCCGTCGGCAGCAGTGTCGCCGTCCGGCACCGCGGGGTTTCTGTCGTCAGTCATGTGAGCCTCCATCGCTCTGTCCTCCGGTTCAGGGTCGAAAGGGTGCCGGGGTGCGGCGCGGGCGGTCTGGGGAGGAGAGTCGTCCCGTGCCCGTGGATCATCCCGGGCGGCTGCTGCTCCGGCCTGGGCGAGGGAACCACAGGGCACGTCCGGAACGCCGCGCCGGGGCGGGCAGGGGGGTGGCTTAACTGTGCCAGGCCCATCATGCCGCGTCGCCTTCCGCCGGGCCGATGCCGAAGAAATCATTCGGCTGCACCGCCCCGTCGGTCAGGTCGTTGATGCGCGTCATCCGCGCCGCCGAGGGCCGCTGCTTGCCGGTACGATACTGGCTCAGGGTCGTCGGGCTGACGCCCAGCTGTGCCGCCACCCAGGTGCCCTTCAGGCCCCGCTCGTCCATCCATTCCGCCAGTGTCATGACCGTAATTCACATCTTATATAATTTTTCCTATACAAAATGAACAACAAAACCATGGCGAATGCAACAGGTGACTGCAAATTTCCGCGAATGGAATGGTCCCCCCCCACAGGAACCGCGTCGGACGGCAACCGTATCCGGCATCACCGCCGCCGCGCCCGCGTGACGATGCCGGGCCCGGTGCGGTGGCCGTCGCGCAAAATCTGTTGACGCTGACTTTCATTTGTATTTACATGATAGTGAATTTTCATGAAAGGCGATGCAATGACGAGCGCCCAGCCGACCCGAACCAGCCCTGCACCCGTGCCAGACCGGGGCACCATGACCCGCCCTGCCATGACCCTGGCGGCGGACAACCCGCCGTATCACCCGCATCAGCCGGCGCCGCCGGCCACGGGCTGGCCGGGCATGTCGGACGAATGGGCTTGCAACGGCACCTTCGTCGCCACCTCGTCCGGCCGCATCTGGCCGCTGCTGTCGGCCACGGCGACAGATGTCCACTGGCCTGACATCGCCCGGCAGCTGGCGCGCATCCCGCGCTTCGGCGCCTGCACCGACGCCGGCATCTATTCCGTCGCCCAGCATTCCGTCGCCGTCATGCGGCTGGTCAGCCCGGCGGCCCGGGCCCACGCCCTGCTGCACGACGCGCACGAAGCCTACATCGGCGACATGATCACCCCGGTGAAGCGGGCCTTGCGCATCGCCGCCATGTATACCGCGCAAACCCTGAACTTCCACGCCCACCACGGCGAAACCATTCTCGATGCGGCGCTGGAACGCATCCGCCAGACCGCCGACGCCGCCATCCACACCCGCGCCGGCATCGCCATGCCGTGGCAGGCGCCGCTGGCCGTGCAGCAGGCGGTCCACGCCGCCGACCGGACGCAACTGGCGCGAGAGGCGCAATGGCTGCTGCCCGCCGGCCCGGCGCTGGACGCATGGGCCGTCACCGACCCCGCCCTGTTCCGCACCGATCGCGGGCCGCAGATCGAGGTGCTGCACGCCGACCTGGCCGAACAGCAGTTCCTGCACGCCCTGGCCGAAACCATTCCCGCCGCCGCGCTGGACATGGAATCGGGCGGATGATGCAGCCCGCGAAGATCCCTGCCCTCGCCGCCGCCCTGGCCTCGCCCCGGTGGACGCCTGCCGCCACGCCGGGCGACCGGCCGCGCGTCGAATGGCACCCGACCGACACGCTGATTGTCGATTCCCGCTTCCAGCGTGACCTCGCCAACAGTTCCCGGCTGCTGATCCGGCGCATCGTCGAGAACTTTCAATGGCGGCTGTTCGGCATCGTCATCTGCACCGACAACGGCGATGGCAGCTTCACGGTGATCGACGGCCAGCACCGCGCCATTGCCGCGGCCATACACCCGGCATGCCACATGGTGCCGGTGTTCCTGACCGATGCCGAAACGCTGCAGGAACAGGCCGCTGCCTTCCTCGAGATCAACCGCAACCGGGTCGCGATGAACGCCTTGCAGATGCACAAGGCCCGGCGCCTGGCGGGCGATGATGCCGCCGCCGCCATCGCCCGAGCCTGCGACGCCACCGGCATCATCGTGCCCGGCAACGTCGTCAGCTTTGCCAACCTGAAACCACGCCAGATCCTCTGCATCACCAGCCTTTACCGCGTCCGGGCCATTTACGGCGATGAAACCCTGCGCCAGACGCTGGCGACCTGCACCACCGCCTGGCCGGACTCCGCCGGTGACATCATGGCCGTCGTCGTGAAGGCCGTCGCCATGCTGATCGGCCGCGACGCTATCCCCACCGTCGCCCTGGTCGCCATCCTGCGCACCCGAACCGGCGACGAATGGCAGGAGGCCGCCCGCGCCCAGGCCCGCAACGTCGGCTGCGACCAGGCCAGCGCCCTGGTCCAGATCATCACCGACCACCACGCCAGACAGCCGAAGGGAACCAGCCAATGACCAAGATCGAATGGACGGACGATACCTGGAACCCGTTTGTCGGATGCAGCATCATCTCGAAGGGCTGCACCAACTGCTACGCGATGCGCATGGCGCACCGCCGGGCGTGATCTCGGCAGGGAAACTTGAAGATTTCGTCGATTTTGTCCTTGCGGGACGAAAAAACGCCCCCATATAGATTGAAGCAGACGGGATGGCCGTCAGCAGAATCGGGAGAGCCGAAATGAAAAACCCCCTCGCCAGCACACTGAATATCGCCGCTCGCCATTGCTTCATCGCATTCCGCAACGTCGATACCGGCGACCTTCACTGCCTCCTGAAGTACATGCCTGCCGGAAAGAGGACATTCGAGACCGTATACCGTCTGCGCGGCCTTCCGTCCGGCGGCTACAGCGCCGACCATCGCCTGACCAACGACCAGGTTCTGCAACGGTTCATGTCTCACCCGATCATGTCCCATAACAAGCGCGGTCCCCGACGCACGTCGCTCGACGGTCTCACCATGGAAGTCCACGCACCCGGCAACGGCGAAACCATCACCCCGATTGAGCAAGAGAATCGCAGGCAGCAGGCCCAGCGCCGCAAGGAAGCAGGCCAGCTTTGAGCCAGAACAACCCCTTCAATCTGATGATGCAGCATTGCCGTCTCTCCATCCGGGAGGCGGCGATCCTGCATCGTGTTGACGTCAAGCAGATTGGACATTGGCAGTCCGGGCGCCGGGTCGCACCGCCGGGCGTGATCAACGAACTCAGGGAGTTGGACGCGGCCATTCAGGAGTTTGGCGACGCGCTGATACAGCTGACCAGCGACCTGCTGGATGAAGCCGGGGATGCTGCGATGCTGACCAATGTCGAGCGCGATGAGACCCCAATCACCTTCGCCTGTTCTGTGACCGACCAGCAGGCCAGATCGCGCGGCCTGCCGTTCATGGCCTGTCATGCTGCAGCGGTGGCCAACGCCATATCGATCATTCTCAACCCGGTCGAGCTGGCTGATGCAGCGCAGGACACACCCGATATCGAGATCAAGGCAACGGGCCTCAGAGGTCGCGTCGTCATACCCAAAAATCGCGACTGAACCACTCACCAGAACCGCCTCCAGTCACCCGGATTCCGTGGCCTCATCCCACCATGTCCCACTAAATCCCGCCCAGTCCCGGTTACTGCAGTTTCAAGTGTCTCCCTACAACGATAGAGTCAATCCCGGCGCCGGTTCCACTCCATGATCGCCGCATTGCTCATTGGCTGGTCGGTGCCGGCCAGTTCCCGGCGGAACTGTTCATCATCGATCGCTGCGACGCCGGGTGACGACGGGGTGCGCAGGCTGCGCAGCTCGCGAATGTTCTCGGTCACGGCCCTGACCTTTGCGGTGCTGGCCGCCACCGTGCCGGCCGTCTCCCGCGACTTGGCCAGTTCCCGCGCGCCGAAATAGAAGCCGACGATGGCGCCCAGCAGATACCACAGTTCGTCGGGCACCAGCGCCAGCCCCTCCATGCGGATGCCGAAGCCCACCGGATCGGTCATCGCATAGACGAACAGGCCGATGGTGCCCAGCGCCATGGCCGGGCGCGGCAGGCGGTTCAGCCCGTCGATCAGGGCATCCCACCAGGTTCGGTTCTGCAGTGTGCGAAACTCCCCCGAGAACTGGCCCAGCACGGCCATGCTCTGGTCGTGGCTGGCGGCCTCCCGCGCACCCTTGTCGCCGACGAAGACGCGGGCGACACCAGCGACTGCATTGCCGATGCCCTCGACGCCACCGGAAACCAGACTTGTGATCAGGCCCATGACGATACCCTTTCGCTGTGCGCCGCGTCGGTCAGGTGAAACCGTGCCGCCATGAATTCCTCGGCACGGCGGATCCAGCCACCCTTGCCGCCGTCGCGCCGCCTGGCGAACGCCCGCAGGCGCGGTTTCCGGTCGGCGAGCCGGTAATAAAATTCCCGCCGCTCGATGGCGTAGGCATCGACCAGCAGGTCGCCCATGCGTTCCTGCGCCTGCCGCGCAGCGTCAGCGGTCGCCGGGCCGATCACCCCGTCCACCACCAGTTCGGCCCCATCGGCGTGGTTCAGCAGCGATTGCAGCAGCCGCCCGGCGACATCGCCGGCATTGACCTGCATGTCGAAGACGGCGGGCTGCAGATCCGGCGGCAGGCGATCGATCCCCGGTCGCCGGAAATAGCGGTCGACGAACAGATCCACGGCACGTCCGGCCGTCACCAGCCGCACGTCGGCGACATCGACATCGCCGTCCATGTCCAGGTCCAGGCCCAGCCGACGCATCGTGTGAATCGTGACCCCGTGTTTTGTGGCGCTGCCCGGGTCGTCCGGATGATCGACGAAGCCGCCTTCGCGCTCCACGATCGCCCGTGCCATCGCCTGCACGTCAGTCATGTGCCGGCACCCCTTATCGGGATCCACGCGACCGGCGGATCGCCGACGAAGCCCGGGGCGCATCCGGGCCCGTCATGGATCACCTTGACGCGATAGCCGATGCGTGAGCGGCCAGCGGCCATCTGCGGAACCGTCAGCGTTAGCACCACCCATCGCCGCCCCAGCGCGCTATAGCCGCCGGTCTTCAGGGGCAGTTCAGACAGCCTGTTGCCCTCGGCGTCCAGCCACCAGCGCACGATCTGCGCCGGGCAATCATATCGTCGCGTGATGTCGAACCGGACGCGGACGGTTGAGCCTGGCGCGGCAGCGCCGGTCGGCAGCACGGAAACCCCGTGATAGATCACCGGCGGCCCTTTGATCGCGCGGGTCACGTCCTCGCCGAAAATCGGCCAGGCCAGCAGCCAGATGACCACCGCGCCGAACAGGATGGCCGACCAGCGCATCCACGGCTGGCAGGTGACGCTTTCCTCCAAGTCGATCAGGGTCATATCAGGCCTGCTCCTTTCAGCATGGCATTCACCAGCACCAGCACCGCACCGCCGGCAAGCGACCCGATGAACAACACGATGCGCGTGACCCATCGCTCCAGCCGTTCGAAGTCCCGGCGCAGGCTTTCGATCTTCGCGGCATTGACCGCTGCTGACGGCGCGTTCACGCTCAGGCGCCCGATGTCTCGGCGACATGCATCACCGTCAGGTCGGTCAGGTCGACCCAGCCGGTCAGGCGCTGCGACACGTCCTGCACCCGGCGCAGGCCCAGCGGGTCAGTATCCATGGTGTCGGCGACCAGGTGCCAGTCGCTGCCGGACCACGCCATGCAGGAAACGTGATCCTCCGGCTTCTGGTCGTGCGGGTCGCAGTCGAAGAAGCCGATGCGCACGGCGCGACGCAGGGCATTCTCGGATGCGTCGCCGAAGCGGAATTCCATGTCGCGGAACAACAGCCCCGCGGTGTTCATGGCGAAGCCCTTGCAATCCACCTGGAAAACCTCTGCCGGTTCCATGGCGCGGCGCTGGAATCGCGGGATCTGGGTCCAGGTCGGGCGCCCGGCCAGGTATTGCAGATGCGCGCGGCTGTACTCCGCCGAGACCCGCATGGCGTCCGGCGGAATCGGTATCCTGTCGGTCATCGGCTGACTCGCTTGCTGAAGGTTTCGCGGCCCGGCGCCGCCGGGTCGCGCAGGCAGAACCCGGCCAGGTCGGCGCGGAATTTCTGTTTGACGGTGACGGGATCAGGGGCGTTGACCGGCGCGCAGGCGGCCAGCAGCGCCAGCACCGCGACGGCCATGCACAGGCACAGCGGCCACCCGGCGGGCGCAACGTTGTCGCGCACGAACTCCGCCATCATGGGGCCGGGTCCATGTCATCGGCGACATACCAGTCCGGACCTGCCAGCATGGCGCGCGGCGGCGTGTCATGGATGTCCAGCACCACGGCGCCGGCCAGGGTGAACCCTCCCGGCACTTTCACCAGCGCCATGGATTCATCGACCGACAACAGACAGCCCAGCAAGTTGCCCGGCCAGGCGGCTGTGGCCGCGGCGCTGCAATCATCGATCGCGGTGGTGTAATCGGCGTGCGTCGTGTCCAGCAGGATGTAGCGCGCGTCCATCACTGCACCGCCTTCAGAATCAGGTCCCAGTCGCTGTAGTCGATCACGGATGGAAACTTCGATGTCCGGTTCATCAGGAACATGTTGGATTCCTGATGCACATAGACGTTCGTCGCGTCCGATTCGATGCCGATGCCTGACCAGATCGAACCGGCGGAAACCTTGAACAGACCCAGCGGGATGGCGGATGTCCCGACCGAATAGTTCAGGTCTGCGGTGGTGCAAACCAACTCGCACCAGGCCTGGAACGGGCGCTGCCCGAAACCGTGCGCCGCCGTATATGTCTGGTCGCCCGCTGCCAGCGTCGAGGCACTGATCGCCGCCGAGGTGAAACGCTGCGGGCCGCCGACCAGCACGAACTGGGTGCCGTCGTAGATCGCCTCGTAGACCCTGCCGCTGGTCAGGTCTCCGGCGATCAGGGCACGCAGCGTGCCATCGACCAGCCGCTTCAGGGCCTTCGCCCCGATGGCGTTGACGTTCAGGGTCGCCGCCGTGGTGTTGGTGCTCGATGCCTTCATGATGAATCGCTGATAGGTGGCATAGGCCGTCGGTGCCGGGGCCAGCGTCAGCGTCAGCGCATCCGCCGTGCCGCCCGCCGCGCCGGCGACCATGGCGCTGTTCTGTACGTCTTTGTGGTTCGGGATGCTGAACCCGCCAGCCGTGCTGCCGTCATGTGTGCGCGCCCGGTCCAGGTCGGTGTCGAAACCGATCTCGCCGTCGGCGCCGGTGAAGGCGTTGTTCTCCGCGGTCGTGCCACGGCGCAGCTGTACTTGATTGTTGGCCATCAGGCGACGCTCCCCCAGTCTTCGGTTGTGTCATTGGCTCCGGCAACGGAACCCCAGTCTTCGGTGGTGTCACTGGCGACGCTGACGGCGCCCCAGTCTTCGGTATCGTCGCCTTCCGCCGTGGCGCCGATCGTGTAGTTGGTCAGCTCGACGAAGCTGTCGGCGCGGACCCCGGCGCTGTTCGTGGACCTGACGCGCACGTCGATGTCGGTGCCGTTCTCGACCGGCGGCAGCGTCGCGACGGTCACGTCGCCGCTGACCGCGCCCAGACTGCGATACGCCGACGCCGACGATGGTTTCCACTGCACCTCGATGCTGCCACCGGCGGTGACGAACTGGTCAGCGGGGCTGAGCCAGGTCAGGGTCGGCTGTTTCAGGGTGACGGTGCCGACAACGACGTCAGTCGTGCTGATATTCAGCCCGCTGGGGTTGGCGACGCTGAACGGGTTCGGCAGGGTCGTGTTCGGCGCCGGATCGACGATCTGTTCGTCGCCGGTGGTCCAGCTGAACACGGTCGTCGCCGTCTCCCGCAGGGCCAGGTCGACGCCCAGGATCATGCCGTTTTCGCCATCGTCCTGCGTGATCAACTCGACATCTTCGACCTCGAACACCTTGGAACTGAAGCCATAACGTGCATTCGTGATCATCACCGTGTCACCGGCCTGCAACTGCCATCCGGCGATGCCGGTCGGATAGGTCATGGTGATCGGTTGGCGCACGCGGTTCAGGGCGATCCGGCCCAGCCGCTGCGCCATCGCGGCGCTGTTCGTGAACGGCAATTCCAGGTCCACGAAACTCTGTTCGCCGTTGTCTTCGGCCAGGAATGTCGCCGACGTGACCTGCGGAAAGTCCGTCGGCTTGTGGTCGCGGGCTGGGTCGAAGAAGGTGCCGCGCACCGCGTTGAAATTCTCCTGCGCCGTCAACATCGGCGTGACCCGGATCGGGCCGCGCAGGTCACCTTCGTCCAGCGTGATCGTCGGCGTCTGGAACGCCCCGGCCTGGATGTGCCACGACGTGCCCCCGATATTGACGGCCTTCCCGGCCATGGCATTCACCAGGTCTTCGATGACCTCACGCGGCTCCGCGCTGGATTTGAAGAACCCGTTGACCGTGTAGCGTGCGGACGTGTCGCCGTCCGCCAGCGTCACGGTTTCGTCGCAGACGTTCGCAGCAGCCGTCAGGTCGGCCTCGACGATCTCGGTGCCGTAGGCCGCGCCCAGGCCATATTCGGCATCGTTCAGGTAGGCCGCCAGGCACAGCGCCGCATTGTCGCTGTATGCCCAGGTTGTGGAGTCGTCGGGGTCGTGACCGCTTACCCTTGGGTCATAGACCTTGCGGCCCGAGACCAGAAACCGGATCGGGGGCAGGCCGGCGGGAAACTTGTCGTTGTTGAACTCCAGGCGCAGATAGACCGCCGCGCACCCCTGCATGACATCGTTTGACCTCCATTCGCCGCCTGACTCTGTCACCAGGTCGCTGAACGCGGTCTGGCCCGGCGCGCCGGTGCGGGTAAGCATGCGGACCAGTCCGGCATATTTTCCGGTCGCGTCGCCGTTGCCATCGATCGGCACTTCCTCGGTCCCGAAGAACAGCCCGTCGAAACTCTCGATCTCATGGTCGGCGACCGGCACCACGATGTGCAGAAACTGATTGTTGTTGGTTGATTTCATGTAGATGATCGGGCCGCCGACCATCGCCTGCCCGAACACCACGGGGCGCACGGCCACAGCCTGACGCACGGTCTGCACCCGGTCTTGCAACCGCCGTCGCGGCGCATCAGGTTTCGACGACAGCGACGATATCGCCGTCTGCACGGCGAACGACACCGCCGTCGCGACGGCAATGCCCAGCAACGTCCCCTGGATCCCCAGGTAATAGACCAGTGCAACGCCAGCCAGCTGTGGCATCAGCCAATCCTCCAGGCGCAGATGGTGGTGTGCATCGGCCGGGTGCCGATGCCCTGGTCGGCCAGCGCCATGAACTCCCGCCCGTTGCAGATCCCCAGCGCCATGCGCCCGCGCTCGACCACGTGCAGCACCACGTCGCCGCGCTGCGCCATCGATGCCGGAATCTCCGGGCCCAGCGCCGCCGTGGTCGCGGCGCGCAGGTCGCCGTGGCGTTCCTGCAGATATCTCCATATCGCCTGTTCGTCGCCGGGCATGTCGCGCCAGTCCGGCGCAGGGTCGATTCCGGTCATGGCCTTCACCGCGTCGGCCACCCAGATGGCGCAGGACAGCCGCCCCATGTCGAACCGGGTCTCGCGACCCACGCCCATGACGAACCACGTCAGGCGCTCTTCCCAGTCCGGCAGGCGGGTCAGGGTCATGGCCATCAGATCCGCCCCCAGATGAATTCCGCATCGACCAGGCTTTCGACAAACCGCATGGACCCGTCAGCCTGATCTCGGGTCCGCTGTTCGGCATCCGTGAACCGCTTCGTCCGGGCGCGGCGCAGGTCGATCAGGCGGTTCTCGTAGGTGACGACGATCGACGCGGTGTCGCCGTTGTCGTCCAGCTGAGCGGTGTCCAGCCGCCCGCTGAATGCCAGTTTCGGGTCGGCGATAATGGCGTCGCTGTCGTCCACGAACCCCAGCCAGATTTTCCCTGACTTGCCCTGCCGCAGATCCTGCAGCGCCAGCGACACATGGGCGCTGTCGAACCCGTTCAGGCTGACGCTGACGCCGCGCGCAGCCACCTGCGCCGATTCGCTGATTGCCGATATGCCGGTCATGTCGCCGCCCCCGGTCCAGGTCTCCCCGTCCCAGTCGATTGTGCCGATGCCGGAAAACATGCGCAGCGTGCCGGACGCAAAGACGCCTTCGAAGAACACGATCGGGCGCACCACCGCGCCACTGATTGCGTCGGTCATGCCCGATGTAAGGTCACGCGCCATCAGATGACCTCCACCGCCTGCAGGGTGATGCCGTAGATCGCGGCCTGGTCCACGTCCCATCCGGTGTCGTCGCCGGTCAGGCGGAACACGCCTTTCGGGCTGGCAATCGTCAGCCCGGCATTGTCGGCTGGGCTGGCGCGCAAGGGCGGCCAGATGTCCAGCGTCGCCTCCCCGCTGCCGTTGCTGGTGGCGTCGGCGGTGACCATGTGCAGCCGCGCCGATGACCCGCTGCCAAGCTGGAAATAGTCCCCGGCCTTGAAGACGGCGGCCTTGCTGACCTGAACGCCATCGATGGCCAGCGTCGCGCCGGTCTGGTCGGCACCGTTGACCAGCGGCGAAGCGGCTGACGGCGGGGTCGGTCCATCCACCGCACCCAGCGCGCCG